ACTCTTACCAAAGTCGAGATTGCCCTTAACATCTCCAGAAAAGAGCACAGCTTTTTGAGGGATATAGCCAACTTTATTATGCAAATCTTCTAAGTCATAATTCTGAACATTGACGCCGTCTACTAGAATTTCGCCATCTGACACATCATAAAAACGGGGTAAGAGGTTAACTAGAGTAGATTTACCAGAGCCAGTTGAGCCGATAAAGGCAATGGTTTCCCCTGCTTCCGCCTTGAAGCTGACATGTTCCACTACTGCTTCTGAGTTTTTAGAGTAGCGGAAGGTTACGTCGCAGTATTCCACTTGACCTTTCACAGAAGAATTTGACGTCTGTGGGTCACTAGGATTCTCAATAGAGGAATGAAGATCCAGTACTTGATTGATACGCCCTGCAGAAACCAAGGTACGAGGAAGGACGATAAAGAGAGCTCCCATGAGCAAGAAGCCCATCACGACCTGCATGGCATATGACATGAAGACCACCATATCACTAAAGAGAGGTAGACGTTCAGTCAGACTAGCATCGTTGATAATATAAGCACCAATCCAGTAAATCGCTAAACTCAAGCCACTCGAAATCGCCATCATAATGGGATTCATAATGGCCATCAAACGGTTGACAAAGAGATTAAGACGAGTTACTTCGTCGTTAGCTGCTTCAAATTTCTTATCTTGGTAATCCTCTGCATTGTAGGCACGAACCACTCGAATCCCTGTCAAACTTTCACGAGTGATGCTATTGAGTTTATCTGTCAATTTTTGAATGACAGATTGTTTTGGAAAGGCTAGAGTCATGAGAACGGTTGTCATTAAAACATTGACAATGACGGCTACTACTACTGCCCAGAGCCAGTATTCTGACTTGCCAAGGATTTTCCCAATAGCCCAGATAGCCATGATAGGCCCACGAGTGACCACCTGAAGTCCCATGGTAAAGAGCATCTGAATCTGCGTGATATCATTAGTCGTCCTAGTCAAAAGACTGGGAATAGAGAAACGTTTAATCTCTGTCTGGGAGTAATCCAAAACACGATTAAAAATATCGCTTCGCAGGTGAGTTGTGTAAGATGCTGCGACTCGAGAAGCGAAGAATCCAACTATTACGGATGATAGAAAAGCCAAAAGCGACAAACCCATCATCTTAATAGCTGGTGACCAAAGCTCTCCCAACTCCGTTCCTGGTGTTCCTATTAATGCAGTAATTTCTGAAATGTAAGTCGGCACTTCTAACTCGAGATAGACCGAGAAACAGGTAAAAAGAATTGTCAAGAGAATCATGCCCCACTCTTTTCCTGTGATACGCTTAGCGAGTTTCTTCATCTGCTCCTCCTATTTTTTCTATATTGGCTTGTAGTTGACCCATGACTTCCTCAAAAATAGCTAGTTTTTCCTCGGATACGCCATCGAGTAAACTCCTATCAATTCGATCAAAGAAAGATTTGATTTGCTGCATTTGAGAACGTGATTTTTCGGTCAAATGAACAAATTTCGCCCGTTTATCACTTGGGCTCGCCTCCAATTCCACCAAACCATTTTGCACCATGCGCTTGACTAAATTACTAGCAACTGACTTGGTAATATTGAGCTCTTGTTCAATATCCTTGATGAGCGTCAGTTCTTGTTCATGTTCACGGTGATCTAAAAAACGAAGGACCTGCCCTTGCGGTCCACCCATAAATTCAATACCACAACGTTTGGCTTCCTTTTGCACCATGAGGTGTATCTGGTGCCCAAAACGTTTAAAGACCAACATCGGTTTATCCATGCTTTCTCCCTTCTAATGTAAAATAGTTCTCTTGGGAACAATTAAGTTTTCATGAGAACTATTTTATCATTTTTAGAAAAGATGTCAAGAAAAAAGTTTCCTTGAGAACTATTTAAGTAAAAATTGACATCAGCTCTTATTTTATCTATAATAAACACTATAATAAACACTATCTCACACGTATTATAATACACCCTAATTAGAAATGAGAACATCACAAATGAAACAAAAAGAAGAGAAAATCTTAGGAATCTTGGCTATTATCTTTGGAGCCCTGGCACTTCTTGGTTCTTGGCTACCAATCATTAGCATACTAGCGTTTTTCTTCGCTATTGTTGCTATAGCCTTAGGAGTTTTTGGTATCGGCCTTAATCTCAAAAATCGTAAAATATTGGCTATCATCGGAACGACCCTAGGTGTTTTATCCATCTTTCTTGTTTTAATGACGCAAGTATTACCTTCTGGTGTCTTTACTGATTTAGCTAAAAACTTTCGTCACCCATACAGAAGTCTAGCCTCTATAACAGAAGATGAGGAATTTGGAAATTTGCCAGATTATAGATCAGACGAAGATAAGAATGAAGAGGATATCGAAGATAGCGATGACTTCTCTTGGACCCAGGAACAATTTGACGCTTTGATAGAAGGCGACACCACAAATAGAGGAAAAGGTGGCACCAACTACAAAGATATTATCAGCAAGCATGGACTACCGGATTCTGAAATCGAGTCAACCTCAGGTGGCTACGAGATTAAAAAAATCACCTATCTTTCCCTTGGTTCAAACACCAAGACAGTGGTACTCACTTTCGCAAAGCAGGAAAACGGCCAGTTTCTTCTCATCCGTAAATTTGCCCTAGGCTTGGATAGAATTGGTCAAACAGATGATGGAGTGAAAGTTTAATACAACTAAAAAGCGAACAGACTTAATGCTGCTCGCTTTTTTATTAAAATCCATCTACTTTTAAAAATGCCATTACATATATTTACAACAAGTTCCCATGTCTTATAAAATCTCTATATTTTTAGCTTTAAAATAATTGTTTTTACAACATTTTCCAGAGGTTTACGACATTTCTGCCCCTTTTCTGCCCCTTTTTTTTGAAAAAACTTCATCAAAACGCTTGACTTTCTCGGTGTACCGTGATATAATATAATCAAGATAAGGAAAGGAGGTGAGGAAAATGGACAAAGATGATTGGCTCAGATTGGTTGAAAAGCTAATTGATAACGGGCCAGCTTACATCACAGCTCTAACTGGTGCATATGCTACATATCACATTTGGAGCAAAGAAAAAAAGCGAAAACCTAGACCTCGCAAGTTTAAGTAATCGCCTTGGGAATAGGGGAGCTACCACTCCCCTCACTCCCTATTATACCATAAAATAGGAACAATAACATGGAAATTTTAATCATAAATATACTGATCGTTTTATTGAGTTATTTTTATTTAAGAGGGCAAAAAGATGAGAAAGCAAATAGAAAAAGTATTAAGAAGCAAAAAAAGCACAAGCGCAATCGCTAAAGGAGCAGATTTGCCTTGGACAACAGTCTCAGACCTTAGAAGTGGAAAAACGAATTTGGACAAAATGTCTCTATTGACAGCAGAAAAATTACAAAACTATGCGAAGGAGCTAGAAATGGAAAACGCAAAACAACTACTTGAAGAAATTAAAAACAACGATGTAGCGTACGCTATTGTAAACGAGGATGGAGCAGTTTATTGTAATCTTGGTACAAATAACATCATGGATATTTACGGTCATGTTGGCGAAGATGGCCACTTCTACGGTGTTTACGGTGACGCAGTTGGTGGGCAACTTGATAGTCGTAACATCTCTGATGATGTCATTTTGAAAGCTATTAAACTAATGCTAGGTTTGGGTGAGCCTGTAAAACGTTCAGAATTGTCTATGGGGTCAGATTTCAAACAGACATTTGTAGATGGATATTTTGAGGTGGTTGAATTGTTGAAACAGTCTGGTATTCTGCAGGATCAAGAAGAAAATGAGAAAGTCAAGGAATGGATTGAGTCTCACAAAGACGTTGTAGGTTCAACAGTTAAACATCCAACGTTTGGAACGGGTAAAGTAACAGAAATCAAAGACGACACAATCACTATTGATTTTGGAGATTATGGAAGCAAATCTCTAGCTCTCAATGCTGTTGTTGAAAGTAACTTATTAGAGTTCTAAAATAATTTATAATGGGTAAAGCAGTGATTTCGGTCACTGCTTTTTTTATTTTGAATAAACAAAAAAACCGCCAGCAAGAGCCAGCGGTCAAGTGTAATTAAATTTTGAATTTCTTTCTATATTTTTATTTTGTCGTGATGAGCCCATCCGGCTCTACGGTAAATGACTCTTTATCAGCCAATCTGCCATCTTCAAGCATGAGATAATACCCGCCATTGTATGGCACGAAACAGTCGGATTTCATATCGCCATTTTCTGCATCCAGGTAATACCATTTCTCGTAGTATTTAACCCAACCTGTCTGCATAGCTCCATCTGCATTGAAGTAGTACCACTTGCCGTTGATTTTTTTCCAGCCTGTATTAGCCATGTAGCCATCTTTGTTGAACCAATACCAATAGCCGTCTGTGTGATGCAGCCATTGGTCAGCATACATATAGCCTGACTCGTCGAAGTAGAACCAGTTGCCGTCGACTGCTTCAAATTTTGAAGTAGGGTAAGAGCCGTCTTTCCTACTCCACCACCAGCCAGTATCATCGTGCTTCCAACCAGATTGGTCTTCTTGAGGCGGTACGATATAGCCAACAATCGAATTTACTGAGCGTTCATTATATCGGCAAGGTCCACCGACTTCTAGAAAATCCCAGTTGCCATCGATATTCTGTTCAATGGTCTTAATGGTAGAACCGTCTGAATCTTCATAGACAAGACCAGTGTGACCATAGTTCACACCATCGCCTGCCACAAAGTTCTTAACAAAGAACCACCCAGCTTTTGGATATTGAGCACCATAGACCACTTGTAAGCCTGCTGCTTCTGCAGACCGTAGCAAGTCAATAGCATTGCCCCATAGACGAATACCGAAATATTCATAGATACCGTAGCAAGTCACATCTGCGCATTGGTAGCCGTACATTCCGTCGTAATCTACCCCAGTTCCTGCATCCGCATGAGCGATGAGGTCGTTAATCATATCTTGTTTCTTAGACATTTGCATCGTTTCCTTTCCAAGCGTCATTCATTTGTTTGACCGCTGACTCAACGAATGTATCAAGGTCACGATCAGTCATGCCAATATTATATTTGTTAAGCTCTGCCCGAATTTTGATTCGAGCTTGTTCCAGCTTCTCTTCACCTTTATATCCAGTTTCAGCAGATACTTGTTCAACTGCATTGACCGCATTTTTGGCCAAGATTTCAACGATCTTGACAGTCTGTTCACCACCTTTTTTAATAAGGTACTCTTTAACAGTTTTAACTGCAATACCAGTCAAAATGACAAGAATGCTAATTGCTGCGTTGATGATGATTTCGTTAATCTGTTGCATTTATATTTTCCTCCACAATTTCTAATGCTAGAAATTTTTCATACAATACCTTGATGGCTCCATTCCCACCAAGTTCCACGTAACTTTCATAAAGACGAGACAATTCCTCAATCTCATGCTGATTGGTACTGCCTCGTCTAATGGCTTTTTTTAGGTTTTCTTGTAATCGAAAACGCTGTAATCTTTGAAGACCTTTTCCAATGATGCTCAAACCTTTGCTATTATCCTTCCCAATGCTCTCAACATTCGAGACGGTCTTTTCAATGGCACTAATCTTATCTGCTAAGAGACTGATTTGCTTGTCAGTTTCTTTTGTGTTCTGCGTGCTTTTAAAAGAAAAATAGCTAGGAATAATCACGATTAGAATCGGGCTCAATTTATCTAGAAATGCTAGTAATTCCAATCAGACCACTTCCAATCTATTGTGCAGGAATTCGAGTAGTTTCAAGATCACTTCCATTCTTTTGGCCTTCCCATTTCCAAATTGCAAGAATACCATTTTGAGATGGTACGCCTTCAAGTTGCTTGAAAGATTCGCCTTTGTAGGTGAAAGCCTGATTTGTCTGAATCAAGACACGCTTGCCTTCGCCATTGATTTCAGCGTGTTCTGGATCTTCAACGACAAACATATCACCTGGTTGATAGACCTTGCCTTCCTCTACAAGTGGGAATAGTTCCACAAGTTCCTTGTAGGTTGTTCCGTAGGCGATTTTCTCGCCCATGATGGAATCTTGTGCCATAACACGTACTACTTTATCGATTTTATTTGCAAGCGCAGAAAGTCTATCTTGTTCGATTTTGTTATTCGCAATCTTCTGCTCAGCTTGTTCCAACTTCGCTTGTGCTTTGACGATTGCTGAGCCTGGGTCCAGTTCAGCCTTGATAATATCCAGTACTGCTTGAATCAAGACATCTTCTTGCTCAGTCGTCCGGTCTCCTGTTAGCTCACGCATGTTCGTGCTGTACCGATTGCCTTCTGACAGACGGATTTCAACCACTGTCTTGATATTGTCGCTAAGACCTCGTGTATAAGGCTTGCTTGCTAGTTCGTAGTTATTAATTGCCATTTGTCATTTTTCCTTTCACTTCTTCAAATTTTGCTTTCAATTCTTCGTCTGATTCGATGATTCGTTTCATCTGTTCGAGCTCCATAGCTGTAACTGTGTATAGAGCTTCTAGCGTAGCTGATTGAGTAGCTTCGGTGCTGACTCGTTCGCTTAATGATTTAATTGTCAGACTGCTGATTTGTTTGTCTTGTTCGTTCATGTTGTTGTTTCCAACCTTTCTACCTTCTGATTGAGTTCTTGAATAGCCTTGATTAAGTAAGGCAATAATGCGAATGTGTTATATGAGTAAGCGCCGTCTGGATTTTCCAAAAATGCTTCTGGAGCAACTTGTTGGACATCTTGAGCCATGATACCGCAAGAAATATCTTCGACTTTACCATCATACTCTTTGCGATAAGAGTATGTTTTGAGCTTTTCGATAACATCCAATCCTGAGACTTGACTATCTTGAATGTTGGTCTTATATCTACGGTCTGACAAGTCTTTGTTCAAAGAAACCCAAGCATATCCTCCTGATTGTCTATATAGATAGGCATATCCAGCGTTCTCCTGAATTCTTGTAAACGTATCAGAGTGCAGATAGTATCCAACTTTATTTTTCTCTCTATCAATGAAATAAAAAATATTACCAGTGACTTCAAGATTGCCGTGAACGCGAGGGACATTCCAAAATTGCGCTTTGTTATAACAATGCATCTCTCCATCGCTATTGACAAACCAGGCATAATTCCCTGGCTTATCCCAGTTGTTCCCCCAGTTTACCCATAAAGCTGTTTGTTTGACTCGCCAACCACCATCTGACATGCCGACGCGAAAACTGTTACTTCCAGTCAACCAGAAAACAGTCGGGTCTTTTTCGTGCGTACCAATCTGAAATCCACCAATCTTACCTTTGTAACCTTCAAGTAAGGTTGCTGAGACTACTACTGACCGTAGCTTATTGATGAACGCTGTTTTAGCAGCAAGCGTATCCGTGAACACATCACTAGCTACAAGCTTCTTCGCTAGTGCTGTGTCAAATATCAACTTGTCTGCTGAAATAGAATTCGAGCGAATAATATCCGCATTCAACGTACCTACTTTTGCATCTCCTACGAATAAACGCTTGAAATAACCATCTATCGCCGTGATTTCATCTGCAAGCGTTCGACCTTTTAGTCGAATCCTGCTAGCTTCAAGTAATATGTCCTTTGGTGCTAAGTTGATTTGTGATGTTACTGCACCAGGTCCTGTCAAGGTTTGGATAGCATACGAATCATGTAACTGTGACACTTGAGTTTGTGTGACAACATCCTGTGTGGATGTGTTATCCGTGAATTTTTTCGGAGGTGTATCACCTCGGATAAGTGACACTTGACCGATTGCGACCTGCCCGTTCTTCATCAACCAAATTTCAAGAGGGAATTCTCTTGATTTGGTCGATGATTTCTGAACAGTCATTGTACCTGTGATGATTTGAGTACCAGTTTTAGTGAGTGTTACTCTATCTGATGCAAGTCCACCGTCAGAGGCCCATAGCTCAATTCCTAGAGGTCCATCTGGCAAGACATCCACCCATACTTCCATGCGATAGCTGAGCTTTTCGCCCTTCGTGAATGTAGATGTATTAAGCGGTAATTTGAAACCTTGATAGACTGCATTGGTCTTACCAGTATTGGTAATTCGTAGCAACTTAGTACCAGCTTGAACCTCAATGACATTCGCATCTGCTTGCTTTTTGTCCCATTTGCTGAAGTTCGTTGGATCATATACCAGGTTGAAATCTTCTAAGAAGTTAGATACACGACTAACTAGACCGTCCGCAGTCTGAATCACTTGAGAGATAGACTCATTCTGTTTCTGAATCGTTTGTGTGTGGCTCTTAACTGTATCAACTACATCATTAAAATCAGCGACACTCACGATTTCAGAGGTGTTAACATCGTAGTCTGTCATTCTGTCTGAGCGTTCAAGCTTCATACCGCAGATTTCAAGACTACCACTGCCTGTTTGACCAAACTGGATTGAATTGTAGACTGAACCTGCTGTGAATGTGAATTGATATCGAACCCAATCAGTATTTGTGATTGGGTTATTCATGTATCTATCACGATTATTTGATGCCCATGGATGAAGTAGTAAATTTGCATTAGGCTTAATTACTCTCGCCCAACAGGACATTGTATATTTCTCACCAACAACTAAGTTAATACCTTGTGCGATATCCTTGTTTCCGCCATTCGTATTATTTACAATTCGAATACCCTTTTTAATAGCAGTATGTGGCGCATCTGTGAGTGATACTACTTCCGTCTTACCACTACCGCCCGAGTTATTCAATCTCCAACTACCTCCCAAACCATTCCCTGCAGGAATGATGGAAGAATTCTGCAAGAGGTTATCGTTTCGAATAACATCTCTCAGTTTGGTTTCAATTCGTGAGATGGTCCTTTGAAATCCGTCAACAGAGTTCTTGACTGTGTTCTGGACTTGAGTTGCATTTTGAAAACCTCTGTCATTGGCCAACCTGTCAAAATCAGTACGAGTTAATCTCTCAGTGATTTGGTCAGCTTGGACTTCGATTCTATTTTCAGCAATTCTCAACCTATCGTTTAACGGACCAACCTCTTGTTTAGTCACAAGAGTCCTGAATCGGTCTGTCATCTGCTCGATTTTAACAAGGTTTGAATCAGACAAGTCTTTAGAAGTATTGGCAGACTCAAGAGCGTTTCTAGCTTCTTCCAAAGCTTCTTCAGCCGTCCGAGTAACTGTTGAACCAATAGCACGAATCTCTTCAATTTTGCTTCGCTGGTCTTCCAGTTTCTCGTTCATGTTGCTATCAAAACCTGAGAAGCGACTGTCTATTTCATCCGATAAAGCACGCTTGTTTTCTTCTGCTTTGGCCTTGATGGCATTCACTTCATCTGTGAATTGATTGGTTAATTCTTCTTTTTTTCGGTCAAAGGCAAGGTCAGCATTTTTGATTTCTTTAGCTAGTTTTTCTTCAAAGATTCTATCTAGGTGTTGTGTTTCATTCTTGACTGCATCACTTACTACATTACCGATTGCGCTTGCTAAACCTGACTTGAATTCACCAAAACCAATACTCTTCAATTTTTTTGCCATTGGAGAGTAGTTGTATTTTGTGATTTTCTTTCGCACGTCAAGGTCGTAGTATTCGTGGTAGACACCTACCACATCAAACATCTGAACAGGAACATCACTTCTACCAATAACGTCAATCTCAATGCTATCTTCGAGCATATCGCACAAGGTTGTTCTGAAATACTGCTTGCCATATTCTCTAAGGCTTGCTTCATCCTTAACATCCTGGTCGTTCACTTCTACAACATCTTCATAAATCTGACTGTATTTGTTAATCAGTGGACTATCGACAACCACCTTGTAATGCTTATCGACTGGATTTTCACCTTCACCACGAATGGTTGTGATGAAAGTAATACGAGTCCTTAAAGACTTAGTAGATGTTTTATGCTCATAGCTAGACAGGTTTTTTTTGTACATGAAAAGCGATTCATTTTCTGAACCGCCATTTTTCAATAATCGTACTTGGTAGCCATGTCTGACTAAATCACCACCCCACAAACCTACAATAGAATGCTTATCCTTGGTCAAAGCTTCCATAGCTGTTTTGCTATCGATATTAAAAGTATGTCTATCGTCAATATCCGAAAAGAATGAGAATGGATTGCTACGAGTGATGCTCCCAGCAAATTGACTCAAAGCAGTCGAACCAGTCACTCTATCCAAAGACATTGAATTGACAACGTAGTGATTTAACATTGTCATGACTTGGTTAGCATAGACTTGAATATATCCATGTTTTTTCTCGACTTCAAAAATTACAAAGTCTTGCTCACCGTGTAGATCATCAGCGGTCAAGAATTTTTCTTCTCTCAGTCTTTGCCACAAGATATCATTTGTAGGGAATTTAAAGGTTAATTGGTAGATGCTATTCGCTTCCTGTACGATATCATCATCGTAGGTAGCATTAAGAGGTATATTTCCTTCTGTTAAATAAATCATACTTTATACCTCCAATTCGGTTTAATAGTCACCTTACGCACGTTGCCTGTAAATGTAACACCACTTCGACCAACAGGTATTTCAAAGAACCCTCCGCGCTTTCTGAGAGTGTTTTGGACTGATCCAGTAGCGTTGTAGATGTTCTGTTTGCCATGCCTACAATCGATTGTAGCTTTGGTATTTACAGTCAGATGCATAGTCTTCTGACCAATCGTAAGTGATATATCACCACTACCTTCAATATCAATTATTGGCTCTGAATAGACACTACCAAGATTTGTGATTGTTCCTGGACTGGTTAATACCACTGGCGCACTTGCTTTTTGATATCGGAACGGTTGCATCAACAACTTAACATCTAATGTGTAAGCGTGTGGTCCATTTCTATGGTAGCTTGCTGAAACATATTCAGCGTAAAATAAAGAGTCTGGTTGATATCCAAACTCGATTTCATTTTTTCCATCGTGAAATTTTTCAATAATGGTTGAAACGTCAATAAGTTTTGGTAGATAGAAAGAAACCGTGCGTTCATAACTTTTATAAGAACCATCTAACACACGATAACTTCCATTCATTCCATAAATGTCTACAACTTCAGATGCTTTAGGTTCTGCACACTCACTTACCCCAAAATCAGTAACCACACTGTGAGGGATGGTAGATGTATTGAAACCATTGATTATAAGGTAAAACATTAAATTCCCTCCCTTGCATAAATTGATCCATGATTCTTATAAGTAGATAGTGAGATTTTATCGCCATCTAAGTAAGTATCTGAAGGCTTTTCAAGTATAGCAGTAAGGATTTTTTCTAAACTTGACCTTAGAATCGCTATCTCAGACACTACTTCTGCCATATTTTGACCATTGTTTGCGTTCTTGTCACGTACTACGATATTTTGCTGTGCTTGTTCCATTTCTCGTAGGAATTTGGCATCGCTTGGAATACCGATACCATTTGCATACTTAGGAATTCCCATGCTACTCATTAAACGCTTAGTCTTATCTGCTCGTAGGACTTTTGAACCTCTAGGAAGTGGTAACAATACATCTCGACCTTCAGGGATGAAACTACGTCCATCTGGGAGCGTGACCATTTCCTTGTAGGTGCTATTCCTTTGGTCATTGACCACTGCAAGTCCGCCTGGGTGGTAATTAGTACCTTGAGCGTGTTTACTTACAAAGATATTGGTAAAGAAACTACCAGTTACACTAGCAAGTAAACTTTTAATGCCTGATAGAGTTCCAGAAGCATTATCTTGTGCGTTGATAGTAACTGTCTTGTCTTGAATACTGTTCACACCGGATTGTACTTCACTTACAGTTCCAGCAGTGCTATTCTTAGCTAGAATATCCACTGGATTATATTGTTTAATCGAATTGATCGCTCCACTTGTTTCTAAACGTACACCTGAAGTTTGGTCAGTTGCAAATAAGTTGATAGGAGATTCTTGTTTTGGAGAGTTCACACTTGCGATTGCACTTCCTACTGCAACACCAGTATTATCTACTGCATCCAATGACTTTGTTTCAGTGGTAGCAAGATTCCAAGCTGTCATTTTATCGATTGATATTTGAGTAAAGTACAAAGCATTTGTTGGATCAACTAGCAAATCTTTAGTAAACGGTGTTATTGCGTTCCAATTTGTCAGTGATGTTGTTGAGCGTCCAACTGCATCCCTGAAGCTTTTATCCGTAGCAAGTAACTCTTTTTGTTTTGGAGTTAATGCTTCATAATTCGTGAGAGCTTTGGAAGCTTCCTCCGCCTTGTTCATGATGTCTGTATTCTTCATGAGAAGTTCTTTGACTTCAGCTGGCATACTGTTCCATGTCTTAAGATGGTTTTCACTATCAAAGATAGCTTGTAGCCCAGCTTGGTTCTTGACAATCACTTGTTTTTCTTCAAGGCTCATGTCCTTCCATTTGCCTGATTCTACAAGTGCTTCTGCGATGGTTACACGAGCGTTTGAATTGATTTCTGCAGTTTTTGCAATGAACTGTAATTGTTCCCAGCCTTCTGCAGATTTAGCAGCTTCTCCAATTACTTCCTTAACATTTGACTTGACTTGGAAATTACCATTCTTGTCAATATTACCCACTAGCAACGACCAAGCATCATTAGCTTCTTTGACTTCCTTGCTCATTTCACTAGTATAGTTTGCAAGGATGCTGTGTGAATTACCAACTTTTTGAGATGCCTCTGCTGCCTTGCGTCCGATTTCTTCATAAGATAAACCGTACTCTTCTAAGACCTTCTTAGCTTCTTCCCAATAGTTCCAACTTTGGCCAGTTCTGAGCTTAACTTTTTCGTCCAGATTCTTCATAACTCGATAATACTTACTTCCCAAAGCTTCCATAGTCTGTGTATGGTTTGCTTCAAGCTCTTGTATTTTCTTGTTATAAGTTTCTTGGTCAATAGCTTTACCTTCTAGCAACTCTTTCAACTCGCTTTTAGATGTTTCATAGAGTTTCTTTTCTTCATCCATAGCTTGTTTTAAAACATCTTTAGTATGTTTTAATTGAGTTTCGTTGAGTGAGCTGATTTTACCATTCAATGCTTGAAGCGCTGCAGTTTGCTGTTCTTCAGACAAACTCATCATAGAAAGTTTAGCTTTGATCATCTCGTTTTGGTTATTCAAGATGATTTCTTTTTCTTCTTGAGAAAACTTACTGGCATCTCCATTATGACGTTGATAGATTTCATTGATTTGGTTCATCATCGCTTCTGTATTTGAAACAATTTGACCATTTCTTTCTTTAGCTTGAGCAATCTGCTCTGCACTCAGACCCCATTTAGCACCCAGTTCTTCCATTCTGTGGTTGCTTTGGTCTGCTGCTGCTTGAATATCTTCATAAAGCTTTTTAAAAGCTCCTGAGACTTTTTCAACATCTCCAGCGTGTGTTCCAAAGTTTGCGACTGCTGTGCTTGTTTCATCTACTGTTTTTTGGAAGTTTCTCAACTCACCTCTAGCAGTATCACTTAACTGTGATCCAAACTCTTCAGTCTTGATTCTTGCTTTATCTTTCTCGTTTCCAAGATAGACAAGACCTGTAGTTGCTAAAGCGATACTACCAACCATCAATCCTAAAGGATTGGCAAGCAAACTCATAGATGTTCCTAGCAACCCTGTTGATGATGATGCTGATACCGTAGCAGTTCCGAATGATGCCATACCTGAGCTTGCAAGTTGGAATGCAGAGGTCAGGTTTCCAGTTGTTTTAAAAGCTTGGAAAGTCTTAGCCATTAAGGATAAACCACCAACCGCTTTACCTGTTCCTTTTGTCAACCAACCTAAAGCTTTAGTTAAACTACCAATAACACCAATGCCTTTACCGAATATTGATAAAGCTGGTCCAGCGCCTGCTGCTAAAGCTCCCCATTTTAAGATGTTTCTTTGCTGTTCTTCAGACATCGAGCTAAACTGTTTAGCCATCTTAGCCAATGTCTCAATCCAAGGTTTGCCTGCTTTTAAACCGTCTCGTAGCGCCTTTAATAGAGGCCCACCAAACTCAATAGCCAAGTCGGTAATTTGGTTTTTAAACATCTTTAATTGAGACTCAGTAGTCTCATAACGTTTATTCGCTTCGTTGGTCAATGCAGTATTTTCTTTCCATGCTTGGTTAGAGCGTTCTACTGCTGCGCCCATCTTATCTGATGACAAGGCTAGAGATTTAAGCATATTACCTTGCCTAATACCTGTCATGCCTAATTTCATCAGAATAGCATCCATATTTGCGCCTTTTTCATGCGCTGTGTTAAGGCCTTTGATAAATGATTGCAAAGCTTCAGCAGGTTTTTCTTTCCAAGCTTGTTGGAATTCTTCTGATGTTGTTCCTGCTACTTTAGCAATCAACGCTAGATCATCTGCTGAATCCTTAGTAGTCAATGAAACTGCATTCCCGATAGCAGTAAGAGTTTGAGTCATTGCAGTACCACCTGCTTCTGCTTCAATCCCTACGCTACTCATAGCTGTTGCAAGACCTAAGATTTCTGGTGCAGTTAGTCCAGCTAGTTTACCACCTGCTGCTAAACGATTAGACATCTCTACAATGTCTTTTTCGGTTGTAGCAAAGTTATTACCGAGGTCTACAACAGATGCACCGAATCGAGAATAATCGTCCGATGTCAATCCTAAAATATTTGCAATCTTAGCGATTGCAGTGGCAGCATCTTCAGCACTCAAGTTGGTTGATTCTCCCATGTCAATCATAGTACGTGAGAATTTAAGGATATCATCCGCCTTAATACCAAGCTGACCTGCTACTTCTGCTACGTTTGCAATTTGAACTGCACTGGCTGGCAATTCTTTAGCCATTTGACGGATACCGTCTGACAAGTTTTTATAAGATACTGTGGCAGTTTCATCTACTGTCTTTTTAACTCCTGCAAATGCAGATTCATAATCGATTGCTGCTTTAGTAATCAACCCTACACTTGCAACTAATGGAGCAGTTAATCCTGTAGTTAACTTTCCACCGAGTGTTGAAACATTATCGCCAAACGCTTTAATCTTATCTCCACCCTTAATCAAACCATCTCCTAGCTTGTTTATACGAGTGGCAAAACTGTTTTCTTTACCTACTGCAATCAATGCTTGTTCAACACGTCTAAGTTGTCCTTCCATTGCTGCTAACTTAGCATTTTCACGCTCAATATCTGCAGCTGCTTTATCGAACTTAGCAGTGCCTGGTTCGAGTTTGTCAAAACTCTTTTTCATTTCATCCAAGACCTTTTTTTGTGATCCAATCGCTTGGCCTAAAGTCTTATATTTTGCTTGTAGTAAATCTGTGTTTTTTCCATTATCTTTCAGAGAACTATCTAGCGCCTTAACATTGCTTTGGAAATACTTCACTGCATTCTTAGCACCGTTAAGTGTAGGATTAAATTTTGATACGTCCAGCCCTAGCTCAATATACATTTGTCCTAGTGGCGTTCCACCTGCCATTCTAATCCTCCTTTTTTAAATTGTTTCCAGAAAGTCAGCTAGGTCCATTACTTCTTCTTTCTTAGCTGATTCTGTTTCGCCAATAACTCCCATTAAATCCTCCCAGCTCGTATCCATGACATCACGAATACTCATACCGTATGGACCTTCAGTAGCTTGTTTGACGAATCCGTAGAACCTTTTTAGAGCTTCCTTTAGTTCTATTTTTTCCCCTTTGGGTCAACATCACCAATGAGATGAGAGTAAATGTCTGTGAAAACTGCAAAGATGTCAGCCATATCTGTGTATTCTAACAACTCATCCACTTCTACATCTTCAAACAATGATGCGATAAATTCCAACTGTTTATCGAGTTTTTTAACTTCAGACAAATCATCGTTTAAAGCTTCATTCATGATCAGGTAGTTACGATAATCTTTAGTAGTGATTTCCTTACTAGTCTTTTGAACATCTTGTCCTTTTTCATTTTTAATTAAAAATTTAACCGTAGCCATATTCTTTCCTTTCTAGAAATAAGATAAAAAGAGAGCTTGCGCCCTCTTCCTACCCTGCAGCAACCATTTTAAGTTGTCCTTTGAATTTCTTGAGTTTTTCTTCGTCCTTACCGATGTACTTGATGTAGTAAAGACCATTAGTGTCTGTATCATCACTTGCAATAGCTGAGAAGCTCAAGCTATCATCTGGAAGTTCTTCTTGTTTGTCTTTGAGGGTTTCAAATTCCTCAGCATCCATTGAGAATTGACCTTTGAAGAAACCAACTTGTGCTTGTGTACCGTCTGCTGCTTTAGATTCAAGCATAACTGAGCAGTATGGAGCTACTGTGTCAGCACCAATGCCGATGATATCATCCTTGATTGCGTGACCTAGGATTTTAGCAAGTACAGTTGCAGGGATGTCAACTGCAGTCATTTCCATCTTAACGTCACCAACACCACGGTTTGATACGTGGTAGGCAACGTCACTACCATAGGTTTTTACTGGATCACTTGCAAGACCTGAAATCTTAGCAGTACGAGTCGCACCTTTACCAGTTTGACCTTCGATTACAAAAAGGTTTTGTCCAAGTGTCGGAGTAGCATTTCCATCCAACACACGAACTGTCATACGTTTAAAACCAACTAATGCCATTTATAGCACCTCTTTCTTTAATTTAGTATTCTTCGTATAGAGCACTCTGACCCTTGTAAGTCCGAGCGTCTACATATCGTTTGATTTCTGGAATCCATTCATCTAAACCACCTGTGGTTTGATAAAATCCTTGTTTTTCCATAATCTTTTCAATTTTTCTTTGGAGTTCTTTGCACTCCATATAATTTTTAGACTCTACATTAACCTGATAGAGAAATGTCTTAGCCAGGCTCGTATTACTACCATGAGCCGTTTGCATCGGCGGACCAACTGGTCTAATGACGATACTTGTCTCATTGCTTGGTAGTGTGTCTGGACGATTAAAAGATTTGATACTGATTCCAGCTAAAGTCTCATCTTTTTTCAATGTCTCATAGAGTTCATTAAACTTATCTTTGACCATCTAAAAACCTCCTATCTTCAAATGACTAGCCATTCTGTATTTGTATGTTTTAGCATGAGCCTCTGAAAAGCGTCTAATTACACCAAAACCTCTTGGATGTGGATTCTTGCTATATCCAAACTCGTTCAAGTGAACCAAGCGCCATCTAGAACCCTCACCGAAACCGATTTTCACAACAGGAACGCCAGCAGCAAGACCCGTCACACGCCCAACAGTAGCACTTTCAATAGTGTCTCCTTTATCTTTATAGACTTGCAAAGCACCTTTAAACTCTTCTAGAGTCTCATTTGCGACTGCCTTCAATGCTTGACTTGTAGCGCGTTTGACCTTTGTGTCACCAAGACGGGCTTCAAGGTTTCTAAGAACATCGTCAATACCTCTCAATTCTGCACCGCTAGACATCTTGACCACCACCGATAACAACTATCAAAAAATCCCGATTGTCAAAATCAGGACGCACATCGATAATTTGCCATTTTTCACCACTGAGACGACTGTCTCCGACTTCGACAAAATGTTCATTCTTCGGCTGATAATCAGACAAGGGATCACGAATTTTCAGAGTCATCTTAGCTTTCATAGACTTACCAGTCGCAATCTCGATATCTTTAAAGCTAGGAGAGTAAACTTGGCCCATCGTAAAGAAAGCCTTCTCGTGACTCACATCACGACCATGAAGCCCCTCCTCGACTTTAGAAGTATAGAAAGTCAAGGGGGTTCTCAGGTCTCCGTTTTGAGCCTCTGGCTTTTTATATCGATATCTGGGACGATTAGTCTGATAGGACATCAGACATTGTTACTTCTGATTGTTTGTCTTCCCATTCAACAAAGTCAGGAAGCGCCCCATTGATTTCATCAAAGCGCTCTTTTGTCGCTTCAAATTCTTGGCCAACAGAGCGAAATACCCCTTCTTTGAGGTCATAGAAACCTTTTAAAACCTTAATCATGTTTTTCCTCCAATTTGTAATTTTCAAGAGATAGCGCCATTAAATCCCCCCGGAAGTTATCGTAAAAGAACTCCACTTGGTCATTATAGACGTATCTAGCACGCTCCAAAATTAACTCTCGAACTCGTGGTTCAGTTGGATACTGACTACCAACAAGGTTAAGGATGTTAGCTTCAGAGCTTTCCAACATCCGTGAGAGGTTTTCGTCCTCTTCACTATGAAAAATCCTCATCCGCTCCTTAAAAGATTTAAGGAGTGGATGAAGTTCTACTTCTGAAGTCATGATCTAACCTCTAAATTAAGCTTTAGGAAGTTTCAATTCCCAAACTGCAGCGGTCTTTTCGTCATGAGCTTTACCGTAAGCGAATTGCTTAGCAGTGTAAAGGTTCAAGTCTTCAAGAGCGTAAGTTTCTGTGAAGCGACCAAATTCAATTCCACCTGCTACAAAAGCATCGTAACGACCTTTAACAAATGTAGTAACTTTACCAGCTGTTTGTGCTACTGATTCGACTAGGATAAGGTTATAAGGCATAGCAGTGATGTATACACCTTGAGCGTTCAATGAAGTGTATTGTTTCTTCACATCCCATGCATCCGCTGGGTTTACAACCATTACAAGATTACCTTCGACTGCGACTGGGTTCCCGTCAGATTTGACAGAGTGGTGTTTGTGCACAGCGGTCAATTCTTTGACAACTGTTGCAGAGTCAGCAAATGTAAGTTTTGCAGTTTCGACAGTTTTTTCTGCATAAGTTGTTTTACCACCAGATGCAGTACCTGTCAGAGTGCGAGAAAGACCGATAGGTTTGTCGTCTCCGTCACCGTTCAAGAAAGCAGCTTCCAAAGCAGCAGCAAATGCTTCTGTGATTTGTGCTGAAACAAAAGATTGCAACCAAGCTGGTCCGAATTTTTCAGAGTCTTTAGGAATAACTACAAATGCAGTTAATTTGTTTTGGATTGCTTCTTCTTCGTTGAATTCTTGCTTCAACTGACCTTGAATAGCTCCATTAATCTTGCCCCAAAGTGCTTCACCTGTTTGTGTTGATTTAAGGAATTTCAAACGGATACCAGCATTTTTAAGACCGATATGTTGAAGCAATGGACGAGCTTTAATCATATCGTCAAAGATGCGATCAATAGTTTCTTGTGGGAAGAGTTTTTCAACACCTTTAGGTGCAGCTTTTTCAATGTCGTTGAAGAACTCGCGAGCTTCAGCAGTAAGTTTAGCATCGTACGGGTTCAAGGCCGAAACCTCTTCACGGGCAGCATCACGAGCTTGAGCCATCATTTCATTACTCATTGACTCAATCATGTCATTGTAAAGTTTAGCTTGCTCTTCTTGAGGTGCACCATTTGCAACGGCATCCAAAAATGCCTGACGTTGTTTTTCAAATTTATTAGATAATGTCATTGTCATTCTGTTTTTTCCTTTCTTAAAACATAAAAAGACCGAACCCTTTAGGTACAGCCTTGTTTGTGCTACTTTCTGGACTTTCTGGAAAATTGAATTTCTTCTGTACAAATTCGCTATTTTCGAAAGCCTCTTTTTCAATTTGTATATTTGGTAGTTTAGCTTCTAGCTTTTCAGCTACCAGTTCAGCGATTTTATCGATATCAGGAGTCACTGCTGACCTCATTTTCTCGATAAAATCACTTGGGATCATAGGAGTTTCACTCGCAACCAAAGTCGGAGCGACTTCATTTGTAAACATAATCTTGTCTACAAAACCGTGATTCAAAGCTGATTCAGCATCAAACCAAGTAGTCTTGTTCATCAACCCAAGCAAATCATCAAGAGCCTTACCAGTCTTATGAACATAGGCACTAGCAATCGATTTGTTAAACCCTTCTAGTACCCCAGCCTCATGAAGCAGAGTGTTATGGTCTCCATTTACTTGCGTTGAAACATTGTGGATCATGATTTGGGCAGTCGGACTGATTTCAACCGTATCTCCTGCCATTGCAATCACACTTGCTGCGCTTGCTGCAATACCGACAATCTTCACGGTCACATCACCAGGATACGAGCGTAGAGCAGTATAGATTTCACTACCAGCATAAACATCTCCTCCACCCGAATTGATATGAACCTCAATCGGTTCACCACTATCAGGAAGGACGATATCTTTCGGAGCTGTTGCGTCCCACTCAAGCCAATCGTAAAGCCATCTGTCATTATTTGATACAATCGTACCCTTAATCGGAATTACTTTCATCTTCTTTCTTACCTCCTTTCTCTATTTGATCACCAATTTGATAGTTTTTGGTGATGAGAGGTTTATCCCCCCATGGAACGGCTTCTAACCCAAGCTCAGCACGAACTTCGTTAATCAACATTGAACCAGAAGAAATAAGTTTATCAATGCTCTCAGCAAGTGCAAATTTATCTCTTTGACCTTCTCCTACGATGACAAAGCGGCTTAAATCATCATATCTTCTTCTTGTTAGCAATGAGAAATTTAAACCATCACTCATCTTCTTAACAAGAGACTGAAAACAATAACTATTGAACATTTTTTGACTATTCTCTAGATTAGCCATGTCACCATGTAGCAAAGCTGTTGGAATGCCCAATATATCAGCAACTTCATCATCAAACTGTCTTCTGAGTTTTTTTAATTCTTCAACAGATATATTTGAAGTTCCTGTAGTGTTGGTTAACTCGCTATATTCCATTCCGTCCTGAGATGGAACAATTGCAATCGTTTTGGTGCTAAATGACTTAAAAAGTCCATCAGCATAGGCTTGAAGTTTTTCGCGCATCTTATCATTGAAACTCCCGTTTGTTCTCGTGCTAAGAGTTCCCCTGATTTGATTCGTTCTCGCCAAAGCTTCGACTAAACGAGTATGAAGTTTCTCATAGTCTGAAAATAAATCAGATACATACTCTTGCAATCGGTTATTGTTATATTGCAAGAAAATCACTTCACTCATCCTAAACCTTTTTTCAAAAGTATAGCCCCTACAAGATACATACTCAAATACATCGTCATAAACAGCATATTTAGTTCGCGTAAAAGCATCTGCAACAAGCAACTGATCATCATCTGTGAGAAAAATTAGAACTTCGTTCTTAGTAATCAAACGATAAACAACTTTTTGCCAAAATTCAGAAGCTGACTCGTTTTTATTTGGCCTAACATTTAACAAGTAATCCCAGTCAGATTTTTTTGTTTTCCCCTTTTCAAGATACTTAAACTCTGACCTAGAAAAAATCCGAGCAACAAACTCAGCAGACTTATCGACAGCCAGACTTTTTATCTGTAGATTCCCAAATATTCGCTCCAGCTCTTCAAATTCAAAGCTAGCAGTTGGTGCTTCGCGTTTAAACAAATTCAGCAATCCCAAGGTTCGTCCTCCTTTCTTTTAATTTCTGCCGACCACCCACCCAAAATTAAAAGCACCCTTTCGAGTGCTTATATTATGCTACTTCTGCTAATAATTTTTCCATGAAATAGACTTGACCTTTTCCAGTAATTTTTGTAGTTTTACTGATACGAATTGTTCCATTAGGTTCATGGTGTGTTCGTTCTTTAATTTCAAACAATCCCCTATCCATACTACGCTGAGTTGGCATATTCCAAGAGTTCCCTTTGCGGTTAATTAGAAATCCATTTTCACGTAGCCAAATAAACAAACGATTCTGACCAATTTCCAGACCATTCTGACGGAGCAACTTAGCAAAGTCACCAATCAAAATAGATGTCTGACTAGCTGACACCGCATTAGCAAAGAGAACTTTTGGCTTGTCAGCTTCCATCTGCGCTTCCAGTTTATGGATTTTATTATCCGCAATCTTCAAAGCACGAGCCATAATCTTTTCAGGACTATTAAAGTCTTTCTCGACTTGTATGAAATACTGACGGACTTCTTTTCCTTTGTCGGTCCGCTGGATCATGGCAATTTCCTTAGCCATGTCTAACTTGATGATGTGGTCTACTTTGTTGTGTCCACCTCGACCTGTTTGGTTTCCAAAATTGGAAAGCAAAACATAATCTTCATTTTCTGTAAAACCGTATTCGGTCATTCTATCAAACCATGTTGTATAGTTTGAATTAACTCCCAATGCTTCGTGTAATTGACGACCAGACACAACTGGTTCTTGATTATCGTTTAAGTTTACAGTAATAAGTTGATTCATTTTATTTCTCCTTTTAATTCATTATTAATTTTTTGAGTATGTTCTTCAATTAAGTAATCCATACGATGCATGATTATATTCAGCAAGGAAAAGTGTTGTCCATGCCCTGCAATCAAATTATGGTAAGACCAGTAATCCTCAAAATTAGGTTTCTTGGCTAACCATTCATGTAAAATATCCAGACTTTCTCTAATCTCTGCAGTGTAGGATACTAGTTCTTCGTAGCTGTCTAAAAGTTCATTTTTTGCCATAATAAAAACTCCTTTGAGTATGACAAAGAAGCTCTTTTCTGATATAATGATTTCAGAAAGAGTTTCTTTCGTGCGATAGCTTAGAACCATCTGATTGGCGTTAGTGGGTTCTAGGCTATTTTTTGATTTCGTTGTAGACCTTTTCTAGTCCCAGCATTAAAATTTCCGTCTTCGTCTTTCCTGTTTGTTCAGCACAATACTCTAACATTGCTACTTCTTCATCAGTCATACGAAGTCTTGTATTATTTCTGCGAGGATTTTCACTTTTCGGTCTTCCGACTTTTGCTACCATGTCATCACCTCTTTTCTTGGTAACACAATTATTATATAACCGTGTTACCAAAAAGTCAAGAGGTTTTTTGAAAAAAAGCACCGATTGGTGCTTATATTAATTATTTCCAAAGATATTTTCCTATCTTCATAGAGTAAGTTGATGAATTATTTTTTGGTAAATTGTAATTCAAAAAGAACACAGCATTAGATTTTGGAGACACTATTTTAACTTCACCTTCACTTGTCAACCCTAAAAACTCTTGTAATCCAGCATAATTCAACACTTCATCTCCAGCTTTTGCCACAAATTCTTTAGGATTAAAACTAGATTTTCTATCTGTGTTGTTTTCTATAATAATTGCAACAGTAACTTGACCATCGGCTACATCCATATTTCGGACTTCAATAGTTCCTTCATCAAATGTTATTTTTTCGCCGAATTTTTTAGTCAGAATGACATCGCCACTAGAATCTGCTCCTTGGCTATTCTGGTCGTTAGAAATATTGTATATTTCTTTATCTTTAGCACTATAGTATACATTATGCTTAGCAAGCGCATTATTAATGTTAACATTCTCTGAATCGATTACGTGCACTAAAATCATTAAAAACAAGATGATAATACCAAATACAATTGTTGTCCAGAACAACGGTCTCTTCCAAACTGACTTTTTCAACTCGTAGATATTACCGTTTTCATCAACATAGACAGACGTAATTTTTTCTTTAGACATAATGACTCCTCCTAAAATATGATTTCATTGTATCAAATTTCAAAAGAAAAATCACTAAAATCATCTGACCAGGAGTCATACCTGATTTTAAATTATCAATTTCCTTATTTGCTTTAGCTCTTTCATTTTCCAATTCAAGTAATTGTTCCTGTCTGTTCATATGTCCATCTCCTAATCCTATTAGCAAAATAATATTGCACTTAATATGAGAATTAGTATATCAAAAAACAGAGCTACATTCAATTACAATAATGTCATTGCCTAAAACTCCCAATCCTCAAGCATGTCAAGGAATTCCCCAACATTCGACTCTTGCACAAGCTCACGCTTGTAGAGAGCAACTATCAAAGCATGGAACCCATCTGTCTTTCTTCTGACGGGCTCTTTCTTCAAGAAACGCTTATTACCATCCTTGTCCTCTTTGACGTAGGTATTATCCGTATACCAAATCATTGAGTTGTCACCCTCAAAGATAAAACGCTCATTGGCAAATCCGTCTTCGATAATTGGCGCAACCTTAGACTGGATAGCCCCTGGATTCCGCAAGAACTCATATTCAAACCCAGCCTCTTCTAAAAGAGGTTTCAACAAGTCCATTCTGAAACCATCAGCACAGACTAGCTCGATTTGATACTCTCTACTCCATTCATTCAATTTTTTGACCAATAAACGAGGGTCAATACTAGGGCCGTCCACGATCGTAAATAGACCTCTGTCTGCCCATTCCTGAATAGGGGCTTTCAGCTTGAAAGCTTTCAAAAATGCTTTACGAGCAAATGAATGTTGCTTCCAGATGAACTCATCACCATTCTTAAAGAGCAAACCAACGCTCGCAAAGTCTCGGATGCTCGCATAGTCAAAACCAGCCACACATGACCGACCTTTCAAGTCGATACCAGGAGATCGCAAACAAGCAACTAGCTTTTCTCGAGAAGTCACATCTTTCTCAAGGTCAGCTTCAGGAAGGTTCATCCGTTTAGTCATGAACTCCTGACGGCCGGACGGCTCCAGCTCAAGGTCATCATAGTCAGCCTTGGTTCTAGCAAGCAACCTTTTAGCATAAGGAGTACTTTCATCCAACATGGGATTTGCTTTTGGCCAGTTCTTCATGTCATCAACTTCATCCGCACTATCTAGCTTGCAGATGAAAGGGAATAGCCTGAAATCATCAACCTCTCCATTCAAGATTTGCATAGACTTCTCTATCAGCTTGTCGTAAAATCCCTCACGCACATATCCATTCGTCCCGTTGTAGAATGTTCGAGCATGAGCAATCTTACCAAGACCAGACCTTTGAACCTTCACAGCCTTATCATCTTCAAACTGGTGAATCTCGTCAAACTCTAGACAGCCATCACGAGCAGAGTCCATCGTTTTAGGATTGTTTGTCCTAAAAGAAAAGACCGAGTTATTTGCTCGACCTGTGATAGACATTTTAGTTAGATAGAAATGGTTCTCAAGACCTCGCCTTTGGATAGTTTCATATACCTCCTCAAAGGAAACCTTGCCCTGTTTCTCAGAATTGGCAGTGATAGTCACATCATAATCCCTAACTGGATAAAGAGGACTGATAAAAAAATTATCCCTCGCAGACATAAAACCATTTTTACCACCACCACGAGCTAGTGTATATAGATACTCATCGAAGTGTGGTTCTCCATCTTCCTTCCGAAAAAGGAAAATAAACGGAGTTAAGAAAAGCTGATACTTAGCCAAAGGAAAAAAGTTCTTTTCTGCAAAACGAATGAACTTATCAATCAAGTCATTATCAAAATACAAATCATCACGAGAATAAATTTTCTCCTTGATGATTTTAAACAGCAACTTCCTTTCCTTGTTGACGACGATTTCTCCACTTTCGGCCATTTTGATGTAGTCATCAATCAAGGGATGAGAAATCATAGCAGGTCACTTCCAGACGTAGCTTTCTCAACAGGCGAGTTTTCCACCTCAAAATCAAACGATCGCTCAATAGCCAAAAGCTGATTGCTGGTTGTGTTGATTTCCTTGATGAGAGAGTTTGCTTTTTGGAATCTCTGTTGCCCATTGTGAACTGTGATGACCAATCCGTCTTCATGAAGTTTGGCTTTCAGCTCATAGAGCAGTCTGACGAGATAAAGATAACGATTCACTTTTTCGTACTGGATCGCATCCTTTTTTCTAGGACTGAAATAACCGATTTTAGAAAGTAGCTGATTTTCTAATTCTTTTATATTTTTTTCTGAGTATTCTTCCATTACCCCCCACCCCCTTTATTTTTTTGTTAAAAATTTGGACAGTTAACCCCTCCCACCGGTTCCCAAAACCTTAAAAACACTGGATTTTTTTGACCGGGGGGGTGTTGTCATCCCCAAAATTCATCTGTTCTGAAATTTTTCTCAATCAATTTTTTTGATTTTCGAAATTGAAAACGACCGTGACGTTTATTGTGACATTCTTTGCATAGAGTTCTAAGGTTGTCAAGCTCAAGAGCGAACTCTGGATAGAACTCTAGCTCTTTGATGTGGTCAACCTCTAGGTTCTCTGTTGTAACTTTGCCTTCTTCTCTGCACCAAACACATTCGTAGTGATCACGTTCAAGTGCTTGCTCTCTCAAAATTTTCCAAGATTGCGAAGCATAAAATAATGCTCGTGCAGCTCTAGTACTTACATCAATCATAAATGTTTAAATAAAAGCATTGAAACGTCGTCATGGCTCGGTCTTGTGAATCTTGGTTTTTGCCTATGTATCTCAGTGAAATACTCTAGCTTGAATTGATTTCTAATCTTTTTCCATTCGGATGAAGAGAAGAAAATATTTTTAGAAGCAAATTTCTTTTTAAAACAATCTTCTTTGATTGTGAATATTCCTAGTCCTTCCTCAACATCTGCTATTCCTAGAAATCTCATCTGCAACTCACCTTTCATAACTATGTAAACTCCTTTGTTTTCACTCTCTCAATTCCTTGTTTTACATATTCTAGTGAACTCGCTACATGAGTTTTAATTCAGATTTATCAAGCGTTTATCTTGCAAGTTTGAAATGAAATCATCATAACCTCAAAACAATGAATTGATAGTAAAATAAAAAAATTAAAAGCCCTGAAACTTCGTCATGGCTCGGTCTTGTGAATCTTGGTTTTTGCCTATGTATCTCAGTGAAATACTCTGGCTTGAGTGGTTCAGTAGGTCCATTATCAGAGCGACATCCTTGGTTTGTTCGTACATGAATAAGCCAAAGGTCTTCCTCATCGAGTGAGTAGCTATGTTTTCTAGACCGACTTCTTCAGCAGCTTTCTTTATGATCTTATAAGCTGTGTTAGGTTTTATATGCTGATGCTTTCCGTTTCGGCTTGGAAAGAGGAAGTCTTCATCTTTCTTATCTTTGATGTACTGCCTCATAGCATTCTTGAATTTCTTTGGCATCTTTCGTTTGGTTGGCTTGTCTGTCTTTTCATCGACGATCTGGACATGCCAACCTTTAACGTGCTTTACTTTCAGTTTAACGATATCACCAATACGAAATCCCAAATTAACACCAGAAAGGAAGAGCATGAGGTTTCGTTGTCTATCTGACTCTTTGACTGCACTGTGCAACGTCAGCCATTCAATCATAAGCTGAACATCATCTCTATTTCTGATTGGTTCAACAACTACCACATATCTTCACCTCCTTTTTAATGCACAAAAAAAGCAGAGATGTCCTCTCTGCTATTCTTCACGATACTAATTTACCACATTCTTTTTGTCAATTCTATATGTTTTTTTGACAACTTTACATAAAGAGCAAATTTGAAAGTGTATCGAGAATCACCTCACGCCTTCTGTAAATCTGCTTGCTGTGTCTATACAAGTAACCAGTTTCTCCGTTCTCCATGATGTGCCAAACTTGAATCCAGTCGTATCCAGTATGTTCTCCCCAGCGAAGATAAAAGATTTTTTTGTCATCTGGTTCTAGATTCTCTAGTAATTGGAAAATAGCGTTTTGGAGATTTTCTAATCTTAAAATCATAGGATCGCTTGCATAAGCAACCGCTAGATGTTCCGACCTGTTAACGAATGTCCCACTGCCACTTGCTCCAGTATCATCAATACCAGTAACAGTAAGATGCTTAACTTCGTACAAACGTTCTAGCTCATGCCTACGTTGGCCAATAAGCTTGTCAATCTTTAAATATTTATCATCGAGTTCAAACTCGAGATAATCCCTTCGTGCTTTTGTTAAGTTCTTTTTGACCAAACCTTACCTCCCATGTATCTTTTGGATTTAACCCATTTGATAATTTTGCCATCGTTATTGTTATTGTGATAATCTGGCAGTCTTGCTGTTGGACTCTCTTTGTAGACCACTTTTTCAACTACCTGGATTGCAGGCATCATTTTGTCATCTATCCACCCTATAAGCCAGGCAGGGTTTACATCATAGATTTTAGCAATCGTTTCAATTTGCTTAATAGATGGATATCCACCTCGCTCATACAAATGAATTGTATTTTGTGAAACACCTGTCTCTTTTGCCATCTGTACTACAGAGAGACACAGGTCCTCTCTAAGTTCTTTCAATCTTAGCTGCATCTTTCAAATCTCCTTACGTATTTCAAATAATCTTTCCATCAAAGACTAAAGTAATCGTACCTGTACCATCTTGATGTTTAGATACTAAAGCTTGGCAATCTGAGCCGAGCTCGATTCCTTCAATCGTTATACTACGTTTTATATTGTTAACGTTGACGATTGCGCCATTCGATGTTTTAATTCTCATTATCCACCTCCAGAAGCTTCGGATTTTCGTAGATGTTCCCAATGACTTTGTAATAATACGGTAGGAATCTCTTTGCGATGTCAATCCGATAAGTACGACTTAGACCGTCACCATACCAGCGCCCTTTGTCTTTATCATACTTGACAATAAAGGTGTATTCTGTCTGTATCTGATGATGTAAGATATCCCCCTCAAAGATTTCCTTGCCGTTCTTGTCATGCAATCCTGTTGACTGCATGAGTTCGATATCTTTTAGATAAGCATTACTTCCTAATGTTTCACTTTGAATAAATACAGTAGATATGTTTCCCTCGTCATCAAATCGTATCCGTTTAACTTTACCCATTTCCTCCCACGTCTTGTGCCACACTCTAAATCTTGGAGTCATCTGGCAAATCCTCCTCTTTCACGAATGAACCATCAATCCAGCGACCTTTACGGTCTTTGATTTCCTGGTAGGCCAGTTCAAAACATTCATCAAAATCATAACCAAGATTTTTTAGATAACCAATGCAGCGTACTAGATTGTGTCTGCATAATTCCTTACTTGCAAACCCTTGTGATAGTTGAAACTCACTAATATTGGCATTGATAGAGATGAAACTCTCCATCACATCCTTTTTCTTGATGTTATCAGATTCTTTGAAAATCTGATTCACATCTTCCTTAATGAGTAAGGCAAGACCGACAATCACGACTGCACAATCTCCGATGCTATCCTTGGTCACTTTCTCATTCTTCTTGAGATACCCAGCGCATAGCTCTCCGAATTCTTCACTCAACTTGAGTGACTGCTTGTCTAACCGTCCACCGTTTTCTAAGTCACGATCAATAAACCATTGCTTTACATTTTCTAGTGTGTTCATAATTCAATATCATCTCCTATCTCAATATTTTCAAATTTTTCTTCACTCACCACAAACACATTCCTGTTTACCGTGATAGTGAAAAGACTTCCGATTTTCTTCTTAGCTTCAACCTTGCCAGTGATAGCATATTTACTATCAGCACGATAGACTAGCAAGGGTTTATCTAGCTGACTACGTTGCATGAATAACAAGCAAGTAGTGAGCAAAGCATAGCCAATTAAAAAGCGTTTCATTCTGTTACCTCCTCAACCGTGAATTTAATTCGATGGCTTCCGATGTTGAAGAAGTTATCAACAGATATTTTCTTTTTACTTGATACAATTTTCATTGCATCTTCCATCATTTTTTGACCAAATAAAAATTGATTTTCAAAAAATCGTTTTTCAACTTCATCTAATTTTTGGTAAGGCGATATGTATTTCTGTTCAACAGCCATTTCTTCTTCAAATTTTTTCTGCTCGTCTTCAGCAGAAAGTGAATGATTGTATATTTCTGGAAAGTTAAGCTCTTTTAACTTTTGTAGTCCTCTCATCATCTCTGCATAAGCATTTCTTTCTTTTGAGTGCTTTTGGTAATTCACAACACCTGGTTGTTGTTTAGCTAAGAATTTAATCTCTGCGTTTGAAAGTTGATACTTGATGCACATCTGAGCATCTATCCAGAAAGTATCTGCATCTCCTCTATGCCAATTAAAATCAGCTCTTTCCAAATCCAGCAACAAGTCAACGACTTCTTGACCACGTTGACTTTCTAGTAATTCGTTGCCGACAGGTTTAGTTGCCATAACCTCAGCAATCCACTCTATCCAAATATTATCTTCCATCACTCAACCTCCTCAGCATTTTTAAAAGCAAATCCAACTCCATATATTAACAAGTAATTTTGAAGTCTTACAAAGTCTTCAATCAATTCCGCTTCTTGCGTATCGTATTCAGCGACTTCATCTAAAAAATATTCTATGTCGTCATGTTGCACACTTCCGTACTCTGTTCTTTTGTGATTCATTTCAAATTCACAACCATCTACATCAACTATGTAATGAATCCCATCTGTCGAATTTTCGTATTTATAATCTTTAATAATCATTCACCCAACCTCCTTGCTCTTAATTTCTCCGGTAAGTCTATTTTTTGAAATATGACTTGTAAAACAAATATCGTCTGCATATGTATAATAATCAGCGATTTCTTCGACCCATTGACTTCGTGTGTATGGATATCTGTTTGGTCGTGTCATCTTGCACCTCCCATGAAATTATTAACAATATTTTGCTGTTCAGTATTGATTATTTTATCTCTATAATTCAATATCGGAGCCATAACATCATTTATCAATTCAGGCTTCAAAATGATTTCATTTGTTTCCAAAAATCTTTTACCGTTGATTTTGATTTTGATGTCATAACCGTTAGCGATATGTTCAAGGTCATCTTTAGACAGGGAGATTTCAAATTTACTCATCACTAGACCTCCTCCATTTCTACCCCTAATTCAACAAGTTCTTGCTTTAGCGTTTCGATTCGATTCTGGATGGTTTCTGTGATTAGACTAGACAATATCTCATCTGCTTTGATTTCTTTTGAAAGAAATCCATAAGCCGTTTTAAGAATATAATTAGTCTCTTTCTTTGTAATACTAAGCTCATCCCAGCACTTGCGTTTAACCTCTAAGAAATATTTGTACTCTTTAATCAAATGCATGATATGTCTAGCTTTGTTTAAGTCTTCAAGCTTCATCTTCACAAACTCCTTTTTCCTTTATGCTGCTTTTGATACTAATTTCGTTTGCTTCATCCATTCATTGGCTATGTCCCAGACATCGCTTGGGACATCTTCGTTATACTTTCCGCGAAACTGGACTATCTTACCCTGCTTTACCTCAAGTGTGTAAAGAGGTGTTTTTGGTTGATTTGATAAACGGACAAACACTATTAAGGTGTCCCCTTTGAAGTGCTTATCTGTGTATGAGCTTACACAGTGATGTAGTTTCTTGCCTTCGTAGATCAGTTCGGCCACTTTTATAGGGACATGGAATGCGTAACCGTGGATGGTCCTATCCATTCCTTTTTTAAGTTTAAACTCAGCTTCAAGTTGCTTGCGTTTCTTCTTATCTTCCAGTTTGCGTCTTTCTTCAACAAATTGATTGTATAATCCGACTGTGTGATTGTGCATAGCTGTAAAATCCTTTGGTACAAGCATAGCATCGCCTTCAGGCTCAATTCCCATTTCTCGTAGCATTTTGAGATAATCAAGATACTCATTGAATTCAATGTGATGCTTAATAACCCATTTTTGAAACTTATTGATCCCTACACCTTTTGGTATATGCTTGATGTCGTGGTAAGTCAGATAAGACTCAATACCAGGTACAAGTTGCCCATTCCGCTCTTTTAACCGACGGCTCAACTCAAATTCATTGAAACTACGATTCGAGTTCTTAAAGAATTGTTTATTCTTCTGAAGCCATCTACGGTTCAAAGTTCGCATATCCACGGTTCTTGTAAAGCCAATTCTATAATTTGGATACATGATTTCGTTGGCCAACCTATAAGCATGAATCTTCTGAGCGAACTCGATTTCAAACTTATATTTGTAAAGTCGTTCAATTTCCCAAAAATAGATATTATCGAATTTCAAATATTTGAGTTCAGATACTTTTTGAAGTCTCTTTTCCCAATTGTTTGGATAAAAAATATTTCCTGTGTAAAAACCGCCACTAAATGAATTAGCGAATAGATACGGATAAAATTGTCTGTTGTAATCTTGGCCAATCTTTGTGTGTTTGTCATTTTCAAAGCGCTCTAGATTAGTAAGTTGAAAATCGATAAATTGTTTCCCTTCAACCAGTTTCGAGCTAAATTCATAAGATTGAATCTCGATGCGTTTCGACGTGCTGAGAATGATTGAGAAAAAATAGGTCTTGTCATAAAAAGTGAGTCGTGATGACTTTGTCAGTCGTTTCTCGATGCAATGGCCAAGGTTCAAATCTGAAGCGATTATGGTCTTGTCCTTATTGCTCCATTTGTACGTTGTGATTTGCGAGTAGCACCAGCTCCAGAAATCTGCAGGTGGTTTTAATCGTCTGTCAGCTTCTCGCTTGCATTGTTCATGTTTCATTCGTTCAAGAAATCGAAAATGCTCATTTGCTTTTCGACTGCTCCTTTCTCTTTCTTAATTTTTACCGCATCAACTTTATTTTCAGGAGGATTTTTAGGTTTTTCTACCTTCTTCTTGACGGATTCAACAGGTACCTGCTTGATGTTAGATACTTGCGAATTTGAGATAAAGTATTCTCGAATCCATCTGAATACAGTAGCGTCATCTATACAAGCGACTCCGTTTTCGGCAAATTTACGAGCTTTTTCTTTTGCGAAACTTAGAGCGCATTTCAGAGAGTATCGCTCTTTTAAGATGCCTTCGAATAATTCATTGTCTTCCTGATCACATATCCAATTATGAACACGATCAAGTGCTGCATCATGTGGTTGGTTTAATTCCTCTAGCAACTTAGCTAGGGCTTTTTCTTTGATTTCATTCATTTTGTTTTCAAAAAAATGCGACTGCCTTTTTGTTAATTGGCTAAATACGGGCAGTCGCTCGTCCATTAGTCACACGACTGATTGACGCTTCCTAGCTCGCTTTTAACGTGATTCGCGGCACGTTGATTTTGTCACTAAGTAATAGCAATCTATAGCGCCATAATCAAAACGTACATCGTTTTTTCCGATATATTTTTTGAATTTTGGTCTGGTGATACCTGAGAAAGCCCATTGATGGTCTTTCATCCGTTCGATAAGTTCATCTACATTGTTGAAATTTCCAAGGTAAAACTTGCAGTGTCCATTGTAGACGAAGTAAAGATTTAACATCAATACCTCCTAAAATTTCATAAAAGCCATCCAGTGAGTCGTCCCACGTTGCTGGCCGAAAAGTGGTTGATGCGGAACCAATTCCAAAATTTCCTTAACATTTACTTGAGCATCAGACCATTTAAAAATAAGTGTTCCACCTATTTTCAAAACCCTAAAACACTCTTCAAAACCTTGCTGCAAGTCTAATCTCCAAGTCAACAAGTCTAGTTGACCATATTGCGCACGCATGAATGATTTCTGACCGGCCCAGAGAAGGTGTGGCGGATCAAATACAACAAGGTTAAATGTTTCGTCATCAAATGGCATATCTCGAAAATCTGCAACAATGTCTGGCTTAACATTGATTTTCTTTTTGTGAATTTCAAATTCTTCTTCACGTCTATCCATGTATGTTGTGTGTGGCTCTTGTTTATCAAACCAGAACATCCTAGACCCACAGCACGCATCTAGTATTCGTATGTCTTTCATCCCTAACCTCTCTAAAAGTAATCTTTCCTTTTATTTTTCAAATCATTGAATACCATCAAATGATCATTGTCTACACCTTTCATCAAACGACTCATGAATGGCCGACCATATCGCTTTTGGATTTCCTGTGCAGTTAGGTTTGTAGTGATAATCGTGTTGGCCCTTTTATTGAGGATGTTGTAAAGAATGCTGAAGGACCATTCACTGTCCTTCTCCATCCCAAGGTCATCAAGGACTAAAAACTTTGCGCTAGCGATTTTGTTTACCAGGAATTCCTCCTGGCTGAAATCTGTCTTAATCTTCATCAGAAGATCAGTAACATTGATGAAGATAGCAATTTCTTTTGTAATCGCTGATAGTTCCTTCATAATCGCAAATGCTAGATGGCTCTTACCTGTTCCAGCTTCGCCTTGGAAAATGACATTATTTCTGGCACCATCTGACCACTCTTTACAGATTTTTTTGGCAAATTCTAACTTTTGAACTTCTTTTTCTGTCGGTGTATCAAAGTTATCTAAAGTTGCATTCTTCAACACATCATCATATAGAGAGAATCTCTCAAGATAGAACTTCCGCTCTCGTTCATGCTCTGCATCAGCAAGCTCGTTGACTTTTATCTGATTCTCAGCATGAATGCGTTCTGATTCACATAAACGGCAAAGGACATCATTTGTACGAAGGATTTTAATTAGGGGAATTTGGTGTTTATCGCAAATTTCGTCCTGTTCCTCTGTGTTTCTGTGATAAGAGAGAGCCATTTCTTCCAAAGCATCAGTTACCATGTCAGTTTACCTCCACGAGTTTTCCAACTTGCCATATCTGACAAGCAAGCTATCACGGTCTCTTTTGATTGCTTTTTAAGAAGAGATTTTTTCGCATCGCTGATTGGATAGAAATTTTCTTCAAATTGTTGAATTAATTCTAGAACCCCCATTCCGTCTTTGCCTCCTGTTCTGACTGGTTTCCACGAGAATTAGTAAATCCTTTTGATTTATTAAAGTTTGATTGTTCTTCTTCTTGTTGTACTGTGGTTTTGATGCCGTTTTGCGCCCAATTCTTCAGAATACTGTTTACATATCCAAAATTTCGTTTTGAATTATCAGCAGCCTTGTCAATCGCAAGTTTTACTAATTCATACTCCATATGATCAAATTTAATGTAGTCAATTAGTTGTTCAAATTGTTTCCCATCAAGCACCCCGATACGAGATTGATAATATCCAGCAATAGCAGCATGATAGTTGTCCTTAGCAGAATCTATCTCTTCTATATCTCTATTCTCTTTTATATCTCTATTCTCTATCTCTATCTCTATCTCTGGTGCTTGTTCGTCCGACATTTGTCCGGACAAATGTCCCAAAAGTTTTTGACCTTTTTCTAAAGCAATTTTTCGTCTATATTCACGTTTCCTATCTGCTTCAGTATTTGATGAACCAATAAAATTTTGGATATCAAGCATATAGATGGCCCCATTGTCTAGCACCTCAATCAACCCCATCTCTTTAAATATCCCGACTGCTTTTTCTACAACTGCAATCGGTTGTCTAGTGATCGTTGATAGCATCTGTGCGTTATAAGGTATGCGGTCATTAAACATTAATTTCCCGTTGTTTTTAAGGCTTCTAAGGTAAAGTTTAAGTAGAATGTTAGAATAAAGTATCCCGTCTGGCATGCTTTCAAGGATTGCTATATCGTCATTGTCAAAAAAATTATCTCGCAATTTTAAGTAGTAATATTTTTTATTATCAGACATATACTCCTCCGATCAGCTTTATATCTTTGCTTTCCACTTTCTACGATTCGCTCGATAGTCCTTCTTCATATCTTCGAAAATCAAACGGCTATCTAATTCCATTTTCTGGAGTCTTAATAAATAATATTTTTTATCCAGTGCACTGTAGTCGTCTGCAAGTTTTTGGTAGTCAATGAGGTATTCTTTGATTAACGTTAATTTTTCAAAATTGTTTTTAAAGAATGTTTCTTCATGTTTTGATAACGGTCTTGATGTTTCTTCGATAAGTTCTTTGTTGATTTGGATTGTATTTTCAACCCAAATGATTAATTGTTTAAAATTGGCTTTTGACATTGTCCTAGCTCCTTATTTTTGCTTCTTCGATAGCCCGACAGGTGGCTGTTCGTTAAACGTGAATTTTCTGTCACAGTTTCTGATGTTTTCACGAGCAATATTGTTGAATTGATTTCGCCCTTGTTGGTAGATCTCAATAATCATCTTGTCATGTTCTTCTTGCACTTTCTTTTTTGCTTTTGCTTTTTGTTCACCGTATGAAATCAGTGACAATACAATGAACAAACTAATCATAGTTGTTGCAATTCCAAGAAATTGGCTTGCTAGAGTTGGTTCTGTCATTCTCTATACCTCTAAAAGTTTTTCCAAGTCAGCGATGCGCTGATAAAGTATTTGGTTTTCTTCTTGTGCTTCAATCAATTCACGGTTTAAGTCCAGCGCAACCAATCTCCAATCAGTATTGATTTCGATTTTGGTTGTCTTGAAAAACCATTTTGTGATTTTGTCTAATAATTTCATACAACCGACCTCATTTTCTTGCTTGTTTCCATTTCTTTTTTCCATTCTCGACTACCTCTGTATTGCAGGTATGCGTCAAACCCTTTAATTGTGACAAGTTGGCCGTCATTTCTGAGGTGCTTCTGTTGACTAGGCAATTTCTTCA